ATACTCTTTAATATGTGGAGATTTCTCACCCGTACACTCAAAGACTTCGGCAACTTCTTCAAGCAGATCGCGGTGAAGATTGTTGTTGCTATCATTGTCGGGATCAATCTTTCCACGTCTTACAGCACATTCATAAGCTTTTTGTGCGATCTCATTCAGCTTTTCCATTATCAATATGTTTTATCCAGTTATTATCTTTCTCCAAAAACCATTGCCAGCCATTTTGGGGTTTGATTTTTCGTTTTATATACCGGCGAACTGTGGCATAATTCAGATTTAGCTTTTGGGCAGCTTGGATTATTGAATCGAATCTATACCATTTGCCTTCGGGAGTGATTGCGATACACGCAAAAGCATGGGCGTTTCCATTAGACCAATATCTATGTCCTTTCAAAGCCTCGCTGTGTCTTTTTCTTATTTCAACAGCTCTCTCTTTGCCATAGTATTCTTCATAAGTTTTTCCTCTTAATCCGTGGTGATAGCCTTTATTGAAAACATTATGTCCGTTGACAACCCGTGTGACCGGTATTTCAGGGTCTAATCTTAATTCCATATTATTCCTTATTTTTGTAATTGTCTCTTCTCATTTGGTGATAGCGATAGTACATGGATAAGTCGAGTTTACGAATGAAATTATCATCCGCTTTCATGTCAGAAACTTTTTGGGCAGGCTTGACTACCTCAAAGAAAATTCTCTTTACCGCATACCTTCCCTTTTCAAGAGAATAACATTGCACTGATCCTTCATAAGCATAAATAAGCCCGGCAAAATCAGGGACTTCATCGGGCTTTATCAAACTTTTTGGTACTATATAATAAAAATAATTGGTACGTTGGCCGGAAGTGACAACATCAAACTTGTTCTTGCCATATTTATCACTTTTCTTTTTATCCTTATGGAAATCACATCTGCTTACTTTTACTTCATATTCATAAGTCAGGTGTGACCGGGTAACTTCCAATAAGTCAGCTTCCCATTTCCCGACAAAAATATTGGGAAAGATGCGGTTTCCTTTTTTATCACGAAAAACATGATCGCAAAAGCCTTGTATAATATCAAGTGTTTTCATTTGATCTTTCCATGTTCCTTATCCAGTTCATACTCAAAAAATCCTTTTGCCTTATCATAAAGTCCGTCCTTTATATCAGAGAAATACATAGCGGCATTAAAGGCTTTCAATGCTGCCACACGAGCTTTCTTCTTATAATAGTCTGCCCGTTTGATCGTATTTTCTTCTTTTCTACGTTCTTGCTGTTCCAAATATCGGTCAACCGCTTCTCGTCCCCAACGGAACATGTCTTCTTTGTCGGCAAAGGTGGCAGATTCTTCACGGATCAGCCTTTTCTCCGAGGAAATGACATAAGCTGATATTCCTTTGTATCTACGAATGGAAACGGCTATGTCGAAACCTTTATAATTTTGCTGTTCAACATAGCCGCCAAGAGTATATGGGAAGTCTGTCTTTTCTATCATACAGCTTTGATATTGATTAGTGGCACAATTGTATCAATAATTTCTACCGTAGGTTCTATAAGCTCTTTTATTTCCTGAACATTTTTGTATGCCATAGGACTTTCATCCAATGTCCCTTCACATACGGAAGTGGAATACACTTTGCTCATTTGGGTTTTGAATGCGTCCATTGATAATCTTTCTTTAGCTTCGGAACGGGAGTATAAGCGTCCTGCACCATGTGGTGCAGAATAGTTCCAGTCTTTGTTTCCCTTACCACGACAAAGAAGAATACCGTCTGCCATATTCATAGGAATCACAACGTAATCATTGGCGTATGCGGCAATAGCCCCTTTACGGATTATCATATCATCAAAGCTGATATAGTTATGGACTGTCTCAACGGATATTGTAGCGTTCCAGCTCAAAGTTCTGATTATACGCTGTATAATCAACTTGCGGTTGAATGCGGCATATCCTTGTGCGATCACCATGTCACATAAATAGTGGAGCATTGCTTCATTTGTGAGATACCCGGAATATTCGGCAAATTTTTCCTTCAAACGTAGTATTTCAGTTTGCATGAATTGTGGCTCAACAGTGGACTTCAAGCGTTGAATTTCATTAGAAAAAGCCTTTTTATCAAATTTTGCTATTTCTGCATGGTATTTACAGACCTTCACACCAAAGTTGCGCGATCCGGTATGTATTGTAAGAAATATATTATTGGTTGACTCGGCACGCCCCAGTTCTATAAAGTGGTTTCCACCTCCCAATGTACCTAAAGAGTTGTAGAATGTGCCTTCATTTATCCCCACCTTCTTACAAAGTTGTGATACATATTCTTCATTAATAACTGGTTTGGTTAGTTGGTATTTAGAGCAGAACTGATCCATTCTGATAGATAAGAAGGTAAACAAATCTTCCTTTTCTTGTTTGGATAAAGATTGTTGGTTAATCTCAAATCCCATAGGTATGATGGAACGGATTGCATGATTAATGTCCGGGAAAGAACCTTCTGTCATTGCGTTTTCAATTTCTACACACAACATTCCACAACCAATATCCACTCCGATATGATTGGGGTTGACACGATCTGTAACTGGCATGGTGAATCCAATCACTATATCTACTCCCTGATGGGTATCAGGCATAATACGAACCGGAACACCAGTCGTAACCGGATTGTTCAAAATGTTTTGTATCGTTCCAATAGCTTCATTTTCTATTGTATTTGCAAATATTTTACAATCTTTGCCGAATTTTCCTTGTAATTCAATCATAATCAAATCTTTTCGTTAAGTTTTTCAAGAAGTTCATTCGCACAGTTCTTTGCGTATTCTTCATCTTCATCATGAAAGGACTTGACTGTTATCCAAATCCCTGCAAATTTAACTTGCACTTTGTAATCAGGAAGAAGGTATTTCTCTCTGTTTCCGCTGCGATTATCTTCTACGAAGGTAGTCGTTTTATTAATTCTGTACTGTTTCATCATTATTTATTTCTTTAGAGTGGCAATTTCTATCAAGTATCTTAATGCACTGTTTAATCCCAGTATCAAATCCTTCTTTATAGCCTTTGGTATGCTCACCTAAACATATATAGTCATTGACAGCCAAAATAGAAGTATGCCAACGGATTTATACCAGCATGGTAAAGATACAGAAAAGGGTTTTAAAGTGATAGAGAAATCACCGATCCACAGAAGACCGGCAATGAGCATGAATAAATATAAGATTTTCATCATTTATCATTGTTAAGTTCAACATATTTGCCTTGTAAAGAGCAATTCCTTAAAATTTCGGCATTTTCCCGGCCAAATGCAATAAGAACACTACCGCAACCGGGGCTGTCCCCACGTGTTCCATCGGGACGGAAGAATTTTATTCGATTCCTCAAAAACATCATACCGGTTGCTTTCGTGAAGATGATGTCTTGAAACTTATTGCTGTCACACCGGTTAAAAAGTAGTGCTATACCGTTGCCGTGTTCTGCCAATTTCTCTACAAACTGCCACATAAGCGGTTTGGAGTACGGAGGGTT